AAGGATACGCTTAGCGTTTTGAAAGTCAGTAATCATATAAGAAGTTCCTTTACCTTTTTCTTTGTTTATTTTAGCCTCTAACCAAATAACATTTAAATTAAATTCCTTATCACATTTATCTATAAAATCTAAAGTTTGTTCTTTTTCTTTACCAGTATTTGCAAACACAAATAATACGTTATTATATTTTGGATTTTCTTTAATAAATTTTGATAAGAAAGCGGAAGTTCTACCTCCACTAAATAATACTATATACAAATCTTTTTTCATTTTTCTTTTATTTTAATTGTTTCATTTATATCTATATTTTTTTCAAGTAGTAATTGATCCATAAAATTAATAGCTTCATCCAATTGCTCACCATCACATTTGCTAAACGAATCTATTTTTAAATACATTTTTATTAAAAATTCTGCATCTTCTCTACTTGTATCATATGCTTCAGCTATGTAAGGGAGTAATATCCCCTTAATAAATTTTATCCTTTTTTTCATCGTTCAATACATTTAAATATATGCTCAATTATTGGTAATGTCCAACCATCACCTAATAAACAAGCTGCTTGATTTCTTGTTAAAATACTTGTATATCCATCTTCAAAACCTTGCAATCTTTCAAGTTCTGTTTGTGTAAAATATCTAATATCCCCATCTTGAAAAACAAAGTATTCATTGTTACGTAAAAGACAATTAGATTTTTCTTTCATTCCTCTCCCTCTTCTTGTTGTTGATGTTGGGTAACTTAAATCGACTGCTTCGTTGTTTGCTATATCTACAAATCCAATTTTAGTCGCTTCTTTTACTCGTAAGTATGTTTCTTTGTTTTTTGAAACTATGGTTGTAAATCCAGAATTAAAATATCTATGTGCCATTTTATGTTGCTGTTTTAAAGGTCTACTTTCTGATTCTAATATACATCTACTTTTTTCAGCTTCTACATAACCATTTTCAAGAATATCTTTTAAAAATATTTTTTTGTCTTTTGGTTCTGGAATGTCAACAACAATATCAAACATAGTTTGTTTTGTACGTATGTTTGTCCAATAATATCTGTCGCGTAATTGCGCTGTTAATGTCGAACTGTTAAAGCGCACAGGATAAACACCTAAAGCTCGACTCATAATTCCAACATCTAATTTACTCGCTGAACCTACGTTTTCCTGTAGAAATAACACATTTGGATTAAGCGATTTACAATGGTTCAAAATATCAACAAATGTAAAAAACAAAGATGATTTCTTTCCGTGAATACCTGCTCGTTTACCTGCTGCGCTTAAATCTTGGCAAGGTGATCCACTTAATATTAAATCAATGCTTTCCCAATCAACATCCCATTCCTTCCATTTAGTTACATCGCCTACTTGTATAGTGTCAGGGAAATGATGTTGTGTTAACTCTATTGCATAAGGTTTAATCTCACTCGAATAATACTTATTTACTTTTATTCCAATATTTTCTAAGGCTTGTCTACCTGTGTTCATTCCGTTGAACAAACTTACAACGTTAATTTTTTTCATAATTGCTTAATTAATATATCTAACTTATTCTTTAGCTCTGCGTTTTCAATTTCTAAATTTTGAATGTAGCTTTCAGTATCAAAATCAACTTGTTTTTCTTTATTGTTTTGAAGTTCTTGATACATTTTCATATTGTTTAAAGATAAAGACGTTGTTAACTGTCTTGAAGCTCTCAGTTCTTTTTCTAAATAAATGAATCCTAACAGACTTTCGTTTAGGTCGTCAATAGATTGTTCCATTGATTGAATTAAATCGCTCCTATGTGCGTTATTCTGCTTTATATCGTGTAAAGAATAGTTTATCTTACCTATTGTTTTACTGATATTGTTTTTTGCTAATAATATTTCGTAAAGTTCCATAATTTAAAAAGGGAAAAAATTTTCGTCTTTAGGAGTTAGTTTTTCGTTTATTTCTTTACCAATATTTTGAAAATTTACTGGTTCTTTAAATTCTATTTTATTTTCAATTGTATGAACACTTCTATCTGCGTATACTTTTTCACCTCTATAATCTAACATGTAATATTGATATTTTTTTAAATCTAAAAACATTTTATAAACTCCTTTTTTAGCTGTTCCTTTTGGCTTTGCTTTAGCTATGTTTATATGAACTTCGTTATCTTCATACATACGTCCATTTTCATCAACTAATCCAAAAGGTGGTCTCCAAATCATTAACATATTTAAACCTTTTCTGAACCAAACTTGACCTCCTGCCATTTCTCGAGCTGTTGGCATAGGAAAAAATGTTTTACCATCTTTGTTTGTTATTGGGCTTTGATCTCGAACGTGAGTAATTACGCAATTATGTCTGTTACTTTTACGTGCATTTTTACGAACTTGACCTAAAATTCTACTTAAATATTTATCTTCACGTCCTAAATCTGATTGAATATAGTTTTCAGTTAACTCATTCCATGGGTCTATTGTAGTTGTGTGAATAGTTTTATTAGTTTCAATTTCTATTTTATCACATAACTCATAAAAACTTTCAATTGTTAAATCTTCATCTATTGGATCAACAACTATAAAATGTTTGTCAATAAAATATGTAGCTTTTATTTTTTCCTTTTCAGTCATTTCATATCCATTTGATTTGTAAAAAGGTTTACCAATGTATTTGTAACATAATTCAGCATATATTTCTTCAGCACTTCCTGTTTCAGGCGAATAAATAATATGATTCCATTCGTATTTACAAGATAAATTTATAAGTAATTCAAACCAAAATTCTGTTTTACCACTTGCAGGAGCTGCACCTATGTATGTTGTTTTTCCTAACATAACTGTAAATGGTAATAAATCCCAATCCCAACCTACAAAATTACCTTTCTGAACTCCTACCTCCCGTAATTCGTCCATTTTTTTCTCTACTTGACTTAATTTCTTCCACATAATTAATTAAGTTCTTGATTAGGTATATAAATATTTGAATTGTCAACCATATTCATATACTTCTCTAAATTTGCAATTCTTAAAAAATGAGTAGGATTTAAAGCGTTATTATCTTTTACCCATTGATTGCTATACATATTTTTAAAAGCATATTCTAACTCGTAATTATTATACTTTACATCTAAAACCTTTTTTAAATTGTTTTCAGTAGCTTTATCTAACACTTTGAACTTTCCTATTTTTCCTGTGTGTATTAATATTCGATTATTAAACCAATCTAAAAAAAGTTTTTTGCGTTCAGCAAAAGGAGTTACGTCTTGTACTTTCTCTTTCCCTTTCTCTTTCTCTTGTACCGAAGGGTCTTGTATAGGGTCTACACTACCCCCTTGGCATGGGTCTTGTATAGGGTCAAACATAGGGTCTCTTGTTTTGTCAAAATAACCTTTAATTTGTGAGTCAATAGAGTGTTTTTGAGATAGATACGCAAACTTTGCCATACCTGTTAATTCAGTATCACATCCAGTAAATTGTTTCTTTAATAAAGCATCTAAAAAAGAAAGTCTGTCTTTATCGTTTAATTCCTTAGCTACTTCATAGTAACTATTGAAAAAGTTAAATGCCTTTCTCATTATTCCATTTCTTTATGAATCAAATGCAAAGCACCAATTAAATGATAAATGTCCTTTTTATTTAAATAGGCACATACTGGTTCATCATTTTCATCTAAAACTGTAAAAACAACAGATTTTTCATTAAACAATTCTACTTCTAAAGTAGTTGTTTCATCTTGAAATTTGTAAATCATATAAATAAATTTTTTTAACACAAAAAGCCAACTTCAAAGGTGCGTGGAAACCTTATCAGTTAGCTTTTGTATTCGTTTTTTAATAAATTTTTTTCGGAGTTTCCACGCTTCGATAGACAAATATAATAATTATTTTTTAATCAAACGTTATTCTATTATTTTTTTATAACTCTTAATTATATAAATAACATTATTAATAATTAATTCATGGATTGTTTTTTCTCCATTACATCCAACCCATACACTTTTAAAATCTTTACAACTCATTTTTTATCAATCTTTCTAATCCATACACGCAATCTAATATGCTTGTAGCACGTTGTGTAAGGCTGTTAATATTACTTCTTATTTCGTCCTCATTGTAGCTTACATAATAACCATACTTAGAACTTAATAAAGGTATAATAGAATTAGTGCGATAGTAGTTCACTATCTTTCTTAGTCTTGCATCGTTGAATTTAGTCTTTAAATTATACGTTCTATTCACTCCTTCGACAATTTCCTTAGCTGTAACTGGGTTAACTTTAGAACGTGCTTTAAAACTCTTAATCAACATCTCTGCGAGGTGTAGTTCCTCTGCATTAAGTTCGTGCGTTATGTCTTCAAAATTTGTAATCATTGTAAAATTTTTTTATCTGTAATAACAACTTCCTTGTTTCATGCTAAATGGTGTAGTTTCACTACTATAATTAAAAGATTTTTTCTCTTTAGAACAATCATTAACTGTAAATATAGCTGCTCCATAAACTTTTTTAGACCTATAATCATCTATTATTATATCCATTTCATAAGGTGTTAAATTTACAATTCTATTACAACCACAATCTATTATCGGATCAATCTTTACTTCTTCCTTTTCGCATCCTACCATTAGCAATGCTGCTGCTATAATTATCTTTTTCATTTTGTTTTTATTTATTGGTTATTAAAATAATGTTTGTTGACTTGTATGGTTTTTTATTCTTTCTATTGCTTTATCAAAGTATTCTTCATCTAATTCACAAGCGGTTAATTCAAATCCGTAATCGTGGCAAGCGATAGCTATACTTCCACTACCTAAATGAGTGTCAAGTATTTTATTGCCTTGCTTTGCGTAGTTTTTCAAAATCCACTTATATAATTGTATCGGTTTTTGTGTTGGGTGTATTTTCTTTTCTCCGCTATTTACCATTCCAAATCCTATCCATCCATAGCTAAATGCTTTTAATGGTTTATTAAAAGAAGTCCAAGCTAATTCCCCATCTGAAAAAGTTAGATTTTCCCCATTAGGTTTTTTATCCCAATAAATCCATGCTTTTGTAGGTTGTAATAAATCTGCAAAATAATTACCGCCCCAAATTATCTGATTTTTAGACACCCTCCTTAATTCGTCAAAATAATTTGAACTTGGTCTTTCTTTATCCCATTCCTTAATGCTGTATAATTTCTTGTCATTAAAACCTTTATCCTTTCCTTTTTTACCTATAATTTGGTCGTGTCCATCAAAACCAATTCCATAAGGCGGGTCAACTATTGCTAAATCAAAATAGTTTTCAGGGTAACGAGACATAAGCTCCATGTTGTCCTCGTTTGTAATTGTTATTTTATCTGTTACTTTCATCAGAATAAGTTTTGGTTTCTAACTTTTATTAAATGTTGGTTAATGCTTTTTAACCATTGTATAAGTTTCTTCATAAACTATTGTATATTTCTTTTTCTGAATTACTTAAATCATTATAGCTACATTGAAAGCCTTGGATCATTTCCTCCTCAGTTGCGTAAGCTTCGTTTTTATAACCCATTGTTACAACCTTGTAGGTGTATTTCATCTTATAGTAGCTGTGGAGAGTTTTTTTACACATTCCTAAATGATCCGCAATTTCTTCAAGCTTCCATCCTGCCACTAAAAAAGTGTTAACTTTTCTCTTTATATCTCGTATTTTCCTTTCCATTAATCTTGTGCGGATAAAATTTTGAATACTACTAAAAAAATTACCATTGCTACTATTAAACCTAAATTGCTCATATTAATGTTATTAAAGATATTATACTATTTTTTTTCATTTCAACCATTAACTTGTTTTCGACATAGTTTTTATGACTTTCAAGCTGTTGAACGTCGTCTTTTAGCAACTCTAATTTTTTAATTATAGAATCTATTTGACTGATGCTGAATTTTACTGTCTCGCTTTCCATTGTTTTTAATTTTAATCAATTAATACTGCTTTGTAACCTCCCCAACTATACTCGAAAAATTCAATTTCTTCTTGCCAATTTGTTGGCACGTTTCTTTCAAATTCTGATCTTGTGATTGGTGTTCCGTAATAAAAATAATTTGCTTTCATGATTTCTAATTTTTAATTGGTTTTTAATTATAGAACAAATATATAAATACTTTTTGAATAAATAATAAAAAAATAAAAAAAAAATAATTAAATATTTTAAGACACAAAAAAAGAGGCTATTAACCTCCTAAAAAAAAGGGTTGATAAGTGTGCTTCAATGAGAGGCCTATCAACCACGTTATCGTTTTGTTACTGTCAACAATACGTTAAAACTCGTTGATTAAACAGTAAGAAATTCTCATTTCGTTTTTAATCATGTTTATAATCATTTTGTATTGCTCGATATTATTACACACTTGACAACCTGCTGACCAACTGCCTATATTTTGAGTGACTGCGTGGCTTGTTAGGTCGTAGCTTGTAGAATGAAAGTTAATCCCATATAATCCTTTAATAGGCTTACCGATTTCCTCGCTTTTAGCGTCTTTATCTCCATCTCGGTATACAAGACATTCACTAACTTGTACAAGTGCTGGCATTTTGCCTCTATGAAGTCCATATTTCCACATTCCGTAATACCACTCATCTGACTTTACAACTGCTGCGCCAACTTTGTTATATTCCAGGAAGCCACCTTTTAATATTGGTGTGCCAGGATTAGTTGTGCCTGACGTTACCTTGATGAATTCTTCAGCTCTAAAAATGTAAAACTTGTCGTCAAATCTGTTTGGCTCGTCTTCATTTGATCTAACACCCAAAATCCAATATCCTTGCGGAAAAGCTTTGAACGATGGTAAGGATTTAACCTTGTTTAATAGTTGATCGCTTGTATAACTTCTAACATTACTCATATTTAATATTTTTAAATTTTCCGTTTAATGCTTCAAATGTAGTTAACATATCTTTTGGAAGCAAATCGATCCCCATTGAAAACATCTCATATACTGCTAAAATTTTATCAAACGTTGTCTTATGGTGAGTACTTGCAAAAATAGCCTCTATTCTGTGCTGAAAGCTTACTACAACATCGTAGCGGAACTTTTCAAACAATTCTATAATGTAGTCTACATCTTCAATTTTAATACCTTTTGAAAGCCAAAAAGCACGTGTTTGTTTAACGTACTCCGCGTGCATTCCCCACATTTCTTTTAGGACCATTTGTTTTAATTGGTCGAAGTCTACACCTGTGAAATCTTTTAAAATAAACTCATAAAAATAATCACTACAAACGTTGCATTTAAATTTAGCGAAGTCATTACACATTCTTGATTTAGTAGCGTCATACTCACCATTGGTGTAAAACTTCATAAAAGATACTTCTTGCTTTACTCTTTGAAGTGTGTTAAAAATATCATGAGATTTTAAATCGCTAATTTTACCCTCTTTTTCTTTCTTTATTAAAGAAGTTAACCACGATACGATTGGTTTATGAAAGTAATATAATAGCAATCCTAATAATATTAAAACAAATATCATTAAAGGCGACAACTTTGAGTTAATTATATTACTAATCCATTCCATTAATCCTCGATTGTTAATTGAGCTAATGCGCTAATTGTTGAACCTACACTAATTATAATTCCACCGACTAAAAAATGAAATTTTACTATCACACCTCCTAAAATTGAAAGTGCTAAACCATTCTTTTGAACTTTCTTCCAAAATTTTGGAGTAGGCTTATTCCAACGTTCTATTAATTGTTTCATTATAGTTCTACTATTACTGGATTATAAGGTATTAAAGGCAAGGTAAACCACCAACTAATCACACCTAATTCGTTAGCTCGAACAAGAGTAATCCTGTTATACACTTCTTGTGATATATAACGATTACCATCAGCATCTGTTGGAGGCATCATTAATTGCTCACCATCATAGGTTTGTCCTTCAATTTGTTGAACTTGTTGCTCTGTTAATTTGTATACATTCATATTATTATTTTTTAAACATTTCTACTTAATGCCACTTGGAAAGCATTTACTGCTGTATATAAATTAGCTTCTTCTGCATCTGTTAATCCATCTCCAATAGACGCGAAGGCACACTCTTTGTTTGAGAAAAGATTTGCACCAGCATTTTCATTTCTCGCACCAAGGAATAAAATTTTATTAGGATTATTTGTAGGCTCTAAAGTTGAACTTGTTGCTTCAGACGTGCTATTTTTATATATTTCCCTATCACTAATTCCTCTTTTAGAACCTACCCAAAAACCTTTGGCATCCGTTGTTGATGTAAATGATAGTATTAATGCGACATTACCTGCTGCATAATTAACAGCAGGTCTTAATTGATTAAATGTAGATGTAGTAGAATCATAACATCCTAACTCACAGGTAACCCCTACAGATGTAGTCCTTGAATAATAAGATAAATGATTAGTTGTTGAAACATTTAATGCACTTAATTTAGTATCTGCATACCCATCTGTTCCACTTGGTAAAGCCCCTGTGTTTGAATGAGTCCAACCATTTATAAATGATAACCTATATGCAATATCTAAATCTCTTGGATCTTTAAGGTTAAATTTATGTTGTGAAGCTGTACCACCAACAAAAGGATAAATAGCTTTCATTTTAGTCCAAATACCATAACCTTTCAAATTAGTAACAAGCGTATTAATTGCTGTTTGTTGTGTTGAATCTGTAATTGCAGCGGCTGTAATAAATGCTTGTGCGTCTGTATCTATCGCAGAAGCTCCACTTCCCATACTATTTATTAAAGAATAATAGTTTCTCATTATGCTTCTGTATTTACTCCTAACACATCAAATTTATCATCTGTTGCGTTGTAGATCACCCCTAAATAAGTTGTTTTACTTATTGTTGTAGTAGTTGGTAAAGTAACGCCTAAAGCTCTAAATTTAGCTCCGTATGTAATAGCTCTCGCAGTTCCATTATCTTTGATTCTAAACAACAAAGCTTGACCCTCTGTGAATGTTCCTGTTGGATTTGCTAACGTTAAAGCCTCAGCTTGTGCTGTAATTTTCACTAAATCATTAGTAGAAGTAGCTGTAACAGTCGCCGAACTTGTAACGCTTTGAACTCTTGCATTTAATATATTAGCTCCAGTAATAGATTTGGATACATAACCAGCGATTGTATTTTCTGCAATTGCTAATATATCCGTAGCTTCTATTGAAGCTCCTTTTGCTGTTAATTCTGTAAATTTCATATTTTATCTTGATAATTTAGTTAAACCTGCCCAACTTAATGCATAAAAAGAACCCCAGCCGTTTAAATCATAAGTTGGCGATTGCGTTATTATTACTTCTTCATTTTCATAAAAAAAGAATTCTCCTGCCTCTGTAAATAGGTTGTCTCCATCTGGGTTGTTTTTTCCCCATCCTATTGTATTGAATATTCCGTCTGACCATCCCATATTTTAATAACTAATTTAAAGTGTATTGTTGTCTGATTTCTAATGGTACATTTTCCATTTCTTGAAATTTATTAAATAACAATGGAGTTTGTTCACTTATGAAATTGTCAATGATAGTTTGAGTTAATTCACTCGTTAAAACTATTTTATGAGAATCAACAAAGTGACAAATTTCCATTGGTATAGGTTTCACCCATAATTGTGTTTGTTCTGCATTTAAAACCTCTGTAATGCATTCTAATGTATAAATCATAAACTATATACTCCTAATAAAGTTAAATCAAATTGTCCTGTATTTGTTATTCCTGTACCCATACATCTACTTGCAGTAAAATTTAATCCTTGAGTATTTGCAGGTAAATCTGTGCTTAATGTTCCCTCTGCAACATTTCCTGTTTCGTTATTCGTAACTTTATAAATAACAGTACTTCCTGCATTTGCGTTAAATAATTCAATTGAATAAGTAGTAGTTAATGCAGCTCCAGAAGTTCTATTTGCAAGAAAATTAGAACCTAAATCAATCTTTGTACAAGTACCTGTTCCATCATTGTGAAATACTTGTAAATTAGTATCTGCAGCGTCACTACCCACACCTATAACGTTAATCATACTTGCAACTGTTATGGAATCTGAATAAGTTAAATCAGTTGTTTGTCCTATCATTCCGTAAAATTGACGACAACCTGATCCGTATGCTGTATCTGAAATATAAACCTCACAGACATATCTAAACCCACCGCCAATATACCATAATAAAGCACTTCCACGTGTTCCTGTATAACGTCCTGTTGAAACTACTGAAGCATAAAAACCTTTGCGAACTTGTTTAGTTGCGTATGAAGTAGAAGCAACAGAACGTGCAATAGTTGATCCTGTTGTAGCTATTGTTACACCTCCGCTTGTTGTTTCAGTAGTTGAGTTATTCGCATAGTTAACACCTCTAAATACTTCGTGAGCTGTAACCATAGGCATTAAAGGAATATCTAATTTTAAATTTAATGCTGTTTGCGTTGCTGTTGAAATTGGTTTATTACTATCGCTTGTATTGTCAACATTTGAAAGACCAACCAAACTTTTTGTTAAAGCTTTATTTTTCCACAATCCCGTACTTGTTTCATATAGCAAAGCATCGTTATCTGTTTCGCTTGATACACTTACACCGTGTAACTCATTTAATTCGTATCCGTTTTGAATAGCTACAACAATTTTTCCATTCACTCCATGACTATAAGCAACACGACCAATATAAACAGAATGAGCAGGCTCTGAAGGTGGTGTATTTGCAACCATTTGACCTGCAGTTGACGACAACCACAAACTATCCCCATCAGCATAAGCAGAAGTGTCTAACGTGTGAAATAATCCGCTTGTAATAATATATCCGTTTGTATTATTAGATAGTGCTGTTAAAGTTAATCCTATTGTTTTACTCGATGTCGCTTCCGTGTCTGCATCCGCAAGTGTTACAGTTGGCATTTGACCCGTAGCACCATTAATATAAACTACCGAACCTTTAGGAATAGTTGACCCCGTTGTATTTCTAACTAATAAAACTTCCTTTTCAGTTGAATCAACTACACCATCGTCATCAGTATCATAAACCGCCTTTGTCATGTCTCCCGATGTACCTACAACTATTTCAGCTTCAAAATAATCAAGCATTTGTTGACCTGTAACGTGTTTAGTTACATAACCGCCAACACCATCAGGCTCTGCAAGTGGTAACCTATCGTTTGCTGTTAGGTTGGTTGTCTTTGCTGTTAGATTCTCTATTTTTATCGTCGCCATATAATTTCTTTAGATATATTTCTAATTTTTTAATATTTTCTTTTTTCGGTGCGTACTTTTTCATATATGCCAATTTGTATAGTAATTTTCTCTAATTGGGTGTATATCATCATTTGTATTACTTGTGTACTCTGGAAATAAATTGGATGAAAAAGACATATAATCAACAAATCTTTGAGAATAGTTTTCTGCTATCTTTTTATACTTCTCAGCAAGTAACTGTATATTCTCATAGCTTACCGCTGTTGAACTTTCTACCTCTTTTTGATATACACCATTGTTAGATATTTGAAAGCTCGAAAAAGGCAAATATTCAACCATTGAATAAAAAATTAACATAGGTTTTAAGAACGTAGTCGTAATAGTCAAATAATTACCTGCTAAAGTATTCGCTAAAATATCCGCTTTAATTTTGTTCAATAAATCTGTTCCAGTATATTGTTGAATCCAAATATCTTGCGCAATCTTCACGAATGGTAATAGTTTATCGTAATCGATGTTACCATCTAATGAAGTGTATTTAGCAATATCTGTTTTATTTATAAGTAGTGCTTCAGCCATAATTTATTTATTTAAATTTTTGATATAATCAGGGTGATGTCCTTGGTATGGCATATCAATCGGAGCTTTTTTAGAATCCGCATTACCTCTCGGTCTTGGTGCGTATGATTTAGGTATGCTTCCAACTTCAGCAGATGAACTTAAAGCTTTATCTTCTACAAATGTTCCATCTGTTTTTTTCTTAAGTCTGTAAAGTATCTCCTTCCAAAAATGGCCACATTTAACCCCTCCCTTGAAACGATACAAATCGTATGGTTGACCTTTATGTCCTAATTGTTTATTTACACCTTCTCTACTTGCTTTATCAATATCCTCTAAGCGATAAACTACACCATTATTAGTGCGTAACATCATTTGTTTGCAAAAACTTCTTGAGTTTGGTTTTGAATATCTTTCTGAATATTGATATCTTACCTTATAAACGCTTTTATCTAAGTTTGACTCTCTGCTTGGCTTTGACGTTATAACCTCCGCTAATTTAGTGTATAGGTCTTTTTTTGGTTTAATAAGTCTATTTGCCCAATATTCAATAGGCTCGTTATCTTCTTTAACTTCACGTGCGTCAACTAATTCCCATTCATCACTTACAACCTCTCCATCTAAGACATCTAAATAAGCTAATAGCTCATCGTGATCATCTTGTTTAGACAAAGTTTGTAATTCTGAAGAACTCGATTTAAATGGATTCAATGACTTGAAAGCTAAATCTAAATTAATATCGTTAACTCTAAAAATTTTCTTTAAAGAATCAATAATTAACTGTTGTTTTGGCTTGATTACCATATTTTCGTACAAAGTAAAAGAATTTTGTAACTCATCTGCATTTGCACTAAATCCTGTTGTTGTAGCAATACCAAAAATTAAAGGACTAACAACGTTATGACCTACCATTATTTTAGTTCTACACTCTTCACTTAAATAAGCGTAATGTTCAGGTGCATCGTTTAAAGGCACACTATCAATTGTTGTTTTTGTCGCTTCGTTGTCATTGAAAGATACTACTAATTTCTTTCCTGTTGAACCTGTTAATTGGTTCATTATTCTGTTTGTTATGTCGTCTTTTTCTTGATCCGCAGGCTGTCCGTTGTTAAAATTTAGTACAGTCGTTGGCGAAAATCCGTTAGTTACCTCATTTATAAGATATTCTGCTATTTTTTCCTCTAATACCGCATAATCCAAAGCACCTTGGTAATCTACATAGCTAAAATATTTCATACCAACGCTATAAGGTTGAATTGTCAATATTTCAATCTTTTCCTTAGATGTTCCAAAAACAGGGAATGGTTTAGGCTTAAATTTTTTAACGTCTTGCCAATTATCAGAATAATATTGTGTAACTATTTCCCCATCTTCATTACATTTTGCAGGTCTTAATAATTGTTGAGGTATATGGAAAATCTCAATAACTTTATCGTGTTTGTCATTGTAATGAACTTGTAAGCTTCCTTGACCTAAAAGGTATAAATCAATAATTAGTTTCTTAAGTTCTTCTTGTGAAATAATGCTAATAACATTCGCCCAGTCCTCAGGTTTCTGAAATGAATCTTTTGCGTACAGTCCCTCACCATAAATCAATTTACAAATATTGTTGATTATAGCGTTGTTTGTAGCACTGTTTAAGAACCTTTCTATTAAGAATTGATAGTAGTTATTGTCTTCACCATAGTTAACCCAGTCTTCCCTCTTATCTTCGCTTATTTTGGGTTGTACGTAGGCGCTTAATTCGATAACTTTATTCGAAAATTGTGAACTCATTTGTTGTCGTATTTTGTGTGTAGTAATTTTTGTTCAATGAATAATCATCTTCATTTGCAGTTGCTAACATTAAACCCTTGTAATAAATAGGTTCTGTTAATGTTGTGTCATAAAGCTCTATTCTGTAAACGTGTCCCTCTTTTAATTTAGAGTAAGCAAACGTAACAGTAGTGTAATAACTTCCAATAACAGAAGTAACGTTTACAACATCAGTTACATTTGTTTCTTTATCCGTAATTCGCAACCTATTTACAGAAGCTCTCGGACTAATTATAAAACTTTGGCTTGTTGTTATTGGTTCAACTATATTCATATAGTAATAACCATTTAAAACAAATTTGTTTCAAACAAAAAAACCCCACCATAATAGGTAGGGTCTAATCGTATTAATTTTAATTAATCTACTAAGGAATTATCAGTGATTAAAACACCATCTCTAAACACACCATAATTAGGAAATTCAGCATTAATTAAAGTTTGCGCTAAAAATGGAGCAGGCTTCAATTCCTCGCTTGTTAGCGTCAAAGTGTATCCGTTATGGTCTTGTAAGGCTCCGCCTGATGTTATACTTCCCCCAGTAACCTCAGCACCAAATTTAACACCCATCAAAAATAATTGATTGTTATTGTTTTCCACAACTACTCTAACTTTACCGTAAGCTAATAGCTTCAAATATTTATGCGTGGTTGCATCTTGTTTTTTTAACTTAATATTAAGCACTTGCTGATAAACAGTAGTACCATTATTTCTGTCACTTAAAACATTTTCAACATAAGTATTTTCATTAGCTTTTAACTCAAATTTGTATAAGTTTACAACGTCATCAACCCAAAATACCATGTCATGAAATTCTATAGGTGCTGCATCACTTGGAGTTCCATTCCAATCATTGGTATAATACCATACACTTGGTTCTTCATTGAAAAAATATACATTTTTCAAACCTCCCATGCTGTCCTTGCATGGTTCTGTTCTACCTATAAGAAGCTCGCAACTCATGACTAATCTACTAAAGAGTTATCGCTAATAACAGTAGCAGAATTGAACAATGTAGCCAATGTTGCTTGTGTTGTACAATTCAAGAAAGGCGCAGGCATTCTTTCCTCACCGCTTAGAGTTAAGGTGTATCCATTATGGTCTACTAAAGCACCTCCACTTGTAATAGTACCCCCTGTAACGTCCATTCCTCTGTCTAAACCTGCTAAAAAGTACTGTCCTGCATTGTTCTCAACCACAACTCTAACCAAACCATAAGCTAACAATTTAAGATACTTGTGAGTAGTTGCGTCTTGTTTCTTTAATTTTAAGTTTAAAGCTTGTTGGAATACAGTTGTTCCGTTATTACGATCAGAAACAATAGTTTCAACATATGTATTTTCGTTCGCTTTAAGTTCAAATTTAAACAATTGAGTTACTCCAGTAGCACTTAAAATAACGTCAGTTGATTCTACTGGTGTAGTGTCAAACGTTGCAACAGGTACTGTATTTATAAAGTAAACATTTTTAAGACCACCTACTGAATCTTTACACGTTTCTGCGCGTCCTATTAAAATTTCACAGCTCATATTTTTATATTTTTAAGTTTAAAAAAAAAGGGGAGGGACTTTTAGCTCCTCCCCACGTTATCGTTTTTGCTAATTATTAGTTAGCTGAGTTTGTAATACCATATGTAACAATCTCTTCAGCGTTTACATAGTTAACAGCCATTCCTGCTCTCATTACGAATCTCACGTTTTGGTCTCCTAAAATCTCAGAAGTATCTATTACTTTAATTTCGTTCAAGTCAGACATCAAACCAGCACCAAAGTAAAGGTTGTCGATAGTTGTAGCGATAGCAGTATTAGCAGCTAATCCATTTGCAACGAATAATTTTACACCATCAAAGTAAAGGTCATTCATCATTGAATACCACTGTGTACCTTTGTTATCTGTACCATTAGCACCTAATCCTGAAGCTCCAAAACCACCTAATGCTCTAACATAAGCACGTGCAATGTTTTGTGGAACGTAGATTCTTAAATCTTCTTTACCATACAATGCAGCAGGAATTGCATCAACTATTTTACCTAACTCTGTAATAACATTTGAAGCAGTTACAGTTGTACCCGTTACTTCTTGAGCAGCCGGTAAATTAGCATCAGCAGCAATTAAAGTTGCAATACCATCAACTTGTCCTGCAGTTGCGTTAGCACCTCTCCAAATAGAAGTTTCAACATCAGCAGATACTTTGTCAGCCATATAAGCTAAGAAGTAATCTTGAAAAGATTTAGGAAGTACTTTATTAGCACTGAATCCCATCTCAGCAGATTGCCAAGAAGTAATGAAGTTTGATTTACACAAATTAACATTCACTTGGAATTGCTCTAATGTTAAAGAACGTTCTGTGATTGTTACAGTTGACGTTGGGTCAAAATCACACGTTGCATTCTTAAGAAGACCGTCAGTCCCTAATTTATGCAAAATTGTTTTATAAGGAATATTAGGTAGAATTGTCATACCTCCATTCGCTAAGGTATTTCCGCTTAATAATGCAGCAGATACCCATTTTGCAGATGATTCACCTGCGTAACTTGTCGTTAATGATAAACTTGTAGCCATATCTTTTTTTGTTTATTTGTTTATTTGTAAATTCTTTCTAAAATTTTATCTAATCCACTCATTGGAGCTTTAGGTGTTAAATCAGTCCAATCAACAGGAGTTGTATTCTCAGGATTGTAGGAAATTGGTTTAACCTCTTCTTGTTTTGAAAATTCAACAGTGTCCGTAGGTTGTTCTTCAACGTACTTCTCAGATTTCAAATCAATAATTTCTTTTTTCAAATTCTCAACCTCATCAATCAAAGCTTTAATCTCTTCAGATGAAAAATGGTACTCTTTAGATTCAACAACTTTTTTAGGTTGTGCTTCTACTTGTTTAGTTTCTGTTGATGCTTCTACTTCCACCTCAACTTCTTGCTCTGCTTCTTTTTCTTTAACTTCTGCAATTACTCCCTCTTCAGTAACTACTAAAATCATTCCGCTTTCTAATTCGTATTCTCCAACAGGCAAAGGAACCATTTCACCCTCTGAACTTAAGACCGATACGGAATAACCAGCCTCGAATTTATCAGCTTCCAAAGTTGCACCATCAACTAACTTCATTTGCTCTAACTTAACCTCCATTCCAAGGTAAGTTTTTAGCGTGTTTATTGCTTGTAAAATTTCTGTCTTCATAACTAATTAACTATTGGTTTAAATTTCGTTGCCGTTTACAAAAGTTTTAGGTGTAATTGTGTGAATTATTTCAGCATTTGTAAGCTCTGATACTTGATAAATTCCTTGTGCTATTGTGCTTCCGTTACAACATTCTTTTTTGTATGTACCATCTTCACATAAGCATGCTTGTTTTCCTCCTTTTCTACTTGCAGGAGCTTTAGTTTTCTTTTCCATTTATATACTTTTTAAAAAATCCTTAATAAATTCCAATTCTTCGTCAACTTTTGACAATTGGTTTAATCCATCAAACTTACCCTCTATTGAAAAACCGTTATAAGTTCCATCTTTAATACCCTCTAACACCTCATCGTTTTCAATCTTTGCCTTTATTACCCAACTACCTTTTTTTGCATTTAGGTTGTATAAATTAGATTTATCTTGTTTCTCGTCCTCTACTATCCAACTTTCAAAGAATGTAACTCCATCAGTCTTGACCTCGTGGTCTAAAGTTGCACTTTTAGAGTAATTGTTTTTCATCCATAATAATTGAGTTTGTGCAATCGTTTCTTCAGAAAAATAAATATTAAATTTTTCCCCATTCATCATGCGAAGTATTCTTTTGTTAGGCACTAAAACCAAACCAATAACCTCACGTTTTAACTCGTCAATAACTTTGAATTGAACATCTATTTTTGATAGCAAAATAAACTCTTCCTCTATTGCAGGACGATCAACCAATGAAATCGCGAAAACTCCATCTACTGATTCGTCCGATATTTTTAGCTCTACTTCCTTCATAACCTAATAACTATTTTAAAGCGTTGCGTTGCGTAATCTATTTCTGTCTAAAGATTGTTGTGTTGTAACCTCTCCACTCACTACATAAGCTTTAATAGGCTTATCACTTACTTGTTGTGTTTGGTTGGCTTCTCCAATTACGTTAAATGTAGGAGCTTGTATTCTTTCTTGTTGTTGTTGTCCTCCTGTTCCACCACCTCCAACGCTTGGAGTACTTGGGGTAAATGTCGCTTGTTCAATTTTACGAATCTGAGCAATAGCAAAAGCACCAGCAACACCTGCTGCAATTCCTTTTGTGATTGGGTCTCCAGGAGTAGCAGCATAAGCCGATAACACTGCTTTATATCCATCGAGTACCGCTTGCGCTATGTCAAAGGCTTTCTTAACCTCAAAAGCTCTCTTTTGTTCTTCCTCTGTTTTACCTGCAAAGGCTTCAGTTAACGCACCTAATGCTCCAAATGTACTCGATGCTATTTGTACCTTGTTTAGTTGTAATTCTAAATCCTTTTGCGCTTGTTCTTTTCTGTACTTTTCGTTTATTTTAGCTAAATCGTTTGTTTTAGCAATTTCAATTTCTGCAAGTACTTCTTTATTTTTTTTCGCTTGTGATTCTAAAGACAAATACTTTTCTTCAACTGCTTTTTTTTCTAATTCTATTGGCGACAAAGTTTGTTCCAATATCATTTCATTTAGTTTACCTCTTAGCTCTAATTCTTTTGTACCATCATCAATTACTTGTTGTATTTTCTTTGATGGTAAAGTATCAATATTCC